TTTTTTGCGTTGTCCATAGCGCTCCCCTTGCTTTAACCTTTAGTTAAGGCTTTGAAGTGTAACCTTTGCTGCAAACTCTAGGTCTTCAATCGTAGAGTTATTATGTAGGTACGTGTCAAAGGTCCAGTTATCTAAATCATGCTCAGAGATGTGGTCATTTGCGGCACCAACGCCTGCGCGTTCAATGCGCCAAAGACTTCCACCAACCTCTTTAAGAGCAGTTGCCTCATTTTGAAAACGAACATCAGTAATGACGTAGTTGTTCTCAGGGTTGGCTTTTACCACGTTGAACACTTGGTCTACCCAAAAGGTGTCACCAAACACTTTACGAGCGCCAACACCTAACTTTTGAAGCAAGGTACGAATCTCAGGAGTCGTAATCTTGGCAACGTCCCACGTGTGCTCGTCTACAAGAGACTGTACACGAATGTTGTTAAAAAACTCGTCCTGCTCTGCGATGGGGTTTATCTCATAGAGAAAGTTACGAATACCATCAGCAAAGGCTAGCCTTGTAAAGTTATGTTCTTTTACTAGGTAGTTAGCAACTGTATCTTTGCCCGCTTGGGCATAGCCTGAAAGGCCTACTAATTTAGCCATTACTAGGTTCTCCCTCTGCAAATTTGTTGATAAAGAGGTCGTGGTGCTTTGTAAACTCTTCAAGGCTAATAATCGGCATCGCTAGTGCTCTAGCAATAGTCATCTCTAACTGAGCGCCTTTAGAGTTGTCAGAACCGGGTAGATAGACAAGCATGTCGCAATCAAGTACTTGGCGAAGTGCGCGACGGAGGTACCACTCGTAAGGAGCACCTTGGTAAGGAAAACCATTTGCTACATCTGGAGCAGAAGCGGGGTTCTCTGTTTCGTACCCAAGGCTCTTAATGTAGGACTCGGCCTCGTTAAACGCGGGGTAGTTGTAATCTGGCAAGCCAGTCATAGGGCCTGCTATGTAGATTTTTGTCGCTCTCATTTAAATAAAATTTCTCCCTTAATCATGTGGTGCGCGTTCTCTAAACCTACCATAATTTCTGACCTAGACATGGCTCCCACGTCTTTTGCGTCTGTGCCTGAATAGTCAAAAAACCACGCTTCGGCCTTCACCTCACGGCACCTAGCAAGAATGTCTCGGGAAGCGGCCCTGCCTGCCTCGTCGTTGTCTAGAGCAAAAATGACCCTATCAGCGCCCCGAATAGTGTTTAACTGGTCAACTGTAATCCCGCACCCAAAAGTGGCTACCCCACCGGCAATGCCCACCGAAGCCATGCGAACCACATCTAAGGGTGACTCAACGACAATCATGTCTCCATGCTTGTACTGGTTAAATCCAAAAAGGGCCTTTCCCTTCTTTATGCCCTTTGGGCAGTTATTGAAGTAACGGCCAGTAACCCCTTTCTCCTGCCAACCTAACAACTGCCCGTAGGCATCTCTTACGGGGATAATCCAACAGTTTTTAGAAAAGTCGTATTTAATGCCATAGGTCCGAGCCGCCTCCCGTGAAAGGCCACGAGATAAAAGAAACTCATCAGGGACTGCTGTGTAGGCACTCAGCATTGACTCTGTAATGGTAAGTAGGTCAGCCTGCTCAGGAAGGCTCTCTGGGCCCAATAACTTTGTCATTCTCGTAACTAAGTCTAATGAAGTGTTTGCCCAGTCTGTGGCTTGGTCTATTGGAACACCTTTAACGTAAGCAATAAGAGAGTAGAGGTTCCCTTTAAAGCCGCATGAAAAACATAAGTGGGCGCCTGAATCTGCGTTTATGTACCACGAAGGGTTGCTATCTTCGTGACCAGTGCGCTCTAAATGAGCGGGGCAATTAGCCTGAATCTCAGAACCACGTACTCCGACAATCTTTATCCCTAAACTGTCTAGGGTTGACTCCATCTCACTCATGCTTATTCTTCCCCTTGTGCTTTACCGTGCGAGAGTATTTCTTCTTGTTTTTAATGGGGGTGGCGGCATTAGAACTGCGAAGTGCTAAAACCCGAATTACCCTCTCTAGGCCCTTCCGGCGAATCATAAGTCATCGTTGTCCATCTCTCTGAAAACCCCTGTGTTCCAGTCCCACATTAAGGATACCTCAGATAATCCAGAGTTACGAGCCGCGATTACCCGAAGCAGGCGAGTGTGCTCTACCGCCTCATCTTCCCGCTGTAATCCGAAGATAACGTCTGCATCTTGGTGAAAAGAAGAGGAGTATCCAATAGAGTCGGCGTTTACCTGCCCTTTTTTCATCTTCCACGCAAGGGCCTGCGTAGAAATCACGATGGGCTTATTTATCTTCATGGCTAGGCGCTTAAGGCTACGGGTAATCTGAGTAATAGCCTGAGGGGTGTTGGACTCCCCCGTCACCTCGTCAAACATCAAGTAGGTTCCATCAATAAACACAATGTCAGGGTTCTTGCTTTGAATTTTAGCCGCTACCGCGCTGACTGTTAAGCCCTCGGCTGAACCTGTTAGCCAAAAATCTGAGGTCATGTTTTGAATCCCAGAAATGATTGTTACGTAACGAGCCTCTTCTTCTGCCGTAAGAGTTCCTGTTATCAGGCGTTGATGTGAAACCTTTGCCTTCATTGCGTAGTAACGAGTCTTTTGCTCTGCGTTGCTCATCTCAAAAGAGATAAAGAGTGGGGTAAACCCGTTGTAGTGCACGGTACTAGCAATTTGCAAAGCAAGAGTTGATTTACCTGTCTTAGGTGGCGCCACAATAACAACCAACTGACCGGGTTGAAGCCCTGACGTAGAGGCATCCATTGTGGGAAAACCTGTAGATAAGCCTAAAAGGCCGGGGTTAGATTTTCTATCTTGGTACTCAGTAAGCGCTTGTGATGATGCTTTTCTAATCTCAATGTCTGTTGTGTTATTAAGTCCTGCCTGCTCTAAAGCAGAAAGTCCTTTTTGTAGGGTAAGGATTGCGGCCTCATGGTCTTGATTCTTCTCAACGTCTTTACTAGCGTCAATAAGGGTATTGATAAGTACAGACTTTCTACGGGCCTCTACTACCTTGTCAATAAAGTACTCTAAAGAGTCAGTAGAAGACTCAGGAACGTAGTTAGGAAAATTAGCCTTAATTACCTCAAGGCTAGGCGTGTCTTGATAAAAAGAGAAGTGCTGGTGCAAGAACTTAAAGATGTGTTTATCTGTGGGGTCTAAGAACCAGTCTTCTGAGATACCGCGCTCTAACGCATAACCAAGCGCCTTCTCTTCTGTGACCAACTTCCCGAGCAGTTTGGCTTCATTGTTCATAGATAATTAAAGTCCATTCCCCAGTGGCCGTAGCGCAAAAGGTTAGAAGGCACATCAATGACTCCAAGTACCTCAGGCCGAAGAGGGAGGTCGGAGATAAGACTCTCCATAGAAACATAAGCATGAGAGTATCTAAAAGGATTAGTACCCATCTCGTCTAGAGTATCCATAAGGGTCTGCAACTGCTCGTCGTCTAAGTCATAAGAAACAACTTCTAGAGTGACTCCTTTAACGGTAGTAAAAAGATAAAACTTACTTAGTAAGTCCTTACGTATCTTTAACTCTTTGTGGATTGTGGGTATGACTTTCCACTTCTTCTTAATAAGCGGCTCAACAGTAGAAAAAGCGTCAGTGGTGACAAGTACCCGCTTCGGAAGTTCATTACTTAAATCACCATGTTGCATTAGTAGACCTCTACCTTTCCAAATTTAAGAACAAACTCTCTAGCGTTCTCTAAAGACTTCTTTGCATTTACTTTATCGGCGTCTGTTGCAGATACAGAAATGTCCATGGGATACACGCCGGGGTTGCTTTGATTCTTGAGCATCTTATCCCTAACGAACCTTACATGCTTGCATGAACTCTTAGCCTTAAACCCGGGGCATGTACAAAGGAGTTCTCCTTCTTCATCAGGGTTATCAGGAATAGAAACAGAGACTTCAAAAATTCCGGGGCTTGGAACTGTCTTAGAGGTACTTAAAAAGACCTGTAAGAGTCTCAAGTTCATTGTGGGTCTCACTTTCGTAGGTCAGTCATAACAATCGGCAAATGAATAAATGCCTCGTGGGCAAAACTTTCAGTAGCCTCCCCGTAAAGACCTTTCCAGTTATCCCGCCGAATGTTGGTAGTGACAATGGTAGGCAATCCATTGTTAAAACGTGTCCGCAACACATGGTGAAATGTATTTTTCTGCCAACCTGAAAGCGAAGCGTGCTCTTTTCCTAAGTCGTCTATAACAAGAACCCTAATGTTGTAAGCATCGTTAGGGCACTCTCCCAGCATCCCTTGGTAAAGCAAATCAGCGTCTGCGTCATCAGGGTCACTAATTAAACTGCCCTTTAAATCTAAAATGTCGTTAAAGGTTGTAAAGTAGCACGGGCGAATAAGAACACGGTTTGCCTGCACGTCAAAGGATGACAAAGGAAATGTCAGCATTATCTCTTGAATGATAGAGAGTGCGATGGTTGTCTTACCATGGCCGGGTTCACCGACAAGAAGTAAACCTTTCCCGCAACGACTGTTTCCTACAGACCGAATAACTTGTCCCTCTTTAACAGCCTCCATCCACTTATAGATAATGGTCTGGTCTTCTTTAGAAAGGGCTGTGCAGTCGCTAACGACCCAGCCAAGGCGATTAGGGTTAATGTGGGCCGCTTGTACCCAAGCCTTGCGCCGTAACTTAAGGTCGTCTAAGTTAAACACTAAAACTTTTCCAGTTCTTTAGCGGCCTTTGCTTTGTCAGCCGCAATAGTGTCTTGACTAACCATAGACAGGGTAACTTCATGGTAAAGGTTGCCAAAGGACTTAATAAACATCTTCCAAATCATGTCAGGGTCTTTAAGGCCGCCCTCATGGTCAATTCTGGCAAAGAAAAGGTCCATCATCTTTGCTTCTATTTCGCCGTTGGTCTGGTAAACCTTTTGAGCCTGAGAGTAAGCGCCTGCAAACCTGCGCCGTGAACCTTCCCACGGTGGGATGTCCCAGCGAACCATGCGACGAGCAAACTCGTACACGGCGTTATCAACAGTCCAGTCAGCAGGCTGGAGGTTAGCGAGATTATTAATCTTCGCTTTAGCCTGAGAGTTCTTCATCTCCCTGTACTGCTCTTGACGCTGTTTCTTGTCTTCGCGCTTTAAGCGGGCAATCTCCTCGTAGTCTGTATCCATCTGCCCTAAGGAATACCACTCTTCATCCATCGCTTTTGCCTCCCCATGGGCGGCGCCCATGACTATTTTTATGCTTGAATAAGCAGAATAGGCTTTAGGGACTAATAAAGTATTCTGCTTATTCAGCACATACAGCAATCTGTGGATACGGGTTTCCAGTAACCGGTGGCCCGCATCAGTAATTCTTATAGTGCTTATAACATTTCCGTTATGATGCTTGGCCGTAGCGGTTTTTATTAACCCCTCGGCCCTCAGTTCACTTATAGCCGACTGGACGGCTTCTCTGCCCTCACCAACCTTTGAAGAAATGCCCTTAGCCGCTCCATGGTCGGGGTCTAGGGCTATCTCTTCTAGTACTGCAATGGCTCTGGCTGAAATCACTTCTCGCCTTCCTCAGAAGACTTATTCATCTCTTTGACGACTAACTTGGCAATCATTTTGGCAAAGGCCATCATGCCGAAGTACGCTTCGTCCTCTAACTCGTCGAGGGTCTGGTCCTCTTCTTCGTCAGGGTTTTCTTCTTCTTCTTCTTCGACCTCAGGTTCAAGGTCCTCCTCAGCAGTTTCCTCTGAGGGATTTTCTTCTTCTACTTTCTCAGCCTCAGGAATTACAGGTTCCGTAGGCTTCTTGAACTTATCATCATACTTTATCGGGACTAGGCCTTCGGTAAGGTCAAACATAAGTATTCCTAGTTTATGGAAGGACTCTAGCAACTGCCACTGCTCTGTGTCTTCATCATCTATGAGGACAAAAGCCACAAAGTTAGCGTCGTACATTTGTTTTAGCGTCTTCTTATGGTTTTCGCTAAAGACTACCGAGGCGCCGGGTATTCCATCATAACTGGCGTCTTCATTACAGATTACAACTATCTCTTTGCCTTTATCTCTAGCAAACTGGGCGGCAAATACTTGTCCTTGGCTAGGTTTCTTGTCATAGACCAGTACAAAGCCTATTTCTTGCCCATGGCTGTAAAGGTAGTCTTCTATAAGTGCTTCAATGTTTGCCCTGCTGGACGCTCCTGTTCCAGCGACTACTATTGCGTTATCCAACGGGCCTCCTTATTAGGGAGCCTTAAGGTATCACATCAAGTCTGGGGTTGAGCAAGATACACAGCGTAAGTACAGCCAAGGGGTAGTTGTGAGGTTAAAACACCAGAATACAGCCGTGTTTGGACGGCGAGGCGGTTTTTGTAGTAGTGGCTTCTAGAGGCTCCTGCGGTACCCTCCCAAAGCAAATCAGAAGCAATAGCGGCGCTTCCAAAGGTGCCATCAAAGAAGGGGAGTAAGTTTGCGCTATTCTCAAAGACAGCGGCATCAAAAAGAATTTGGTGACCCGCTGTAGGTGAGTTCCATGTTACCCCAACAGTTGCGTATGCGGCTGTTGCTGGGGCCGTGTCTGTTAAATACGGAAGTGTCCAAGAACCCACAGCGGCAGAAAAAGGAGTTCCAGTAGTTGTTGAGATAAGGGTGTGTGAGGAGTTGTACCACGAAATAGTGGGGGTAACACTTTCCGTAGCCGTTAAGGGCTGGACGTTGATACTAAAAGTGTAAGACGTTTGCGGATAGTAAATGCTCATTTGCTGTGCATTAGTGGAACCATCCCATGAAGAAATGCCTGCGGCACCTGTCGTGGCTGTTAGTTGAAGTGCACTGCCGATGGCATAAACCGAGCCACCAGTGACCGTTGAGTTTGCCGCCGTTACTGAAAATGTAAAGGTGTTAATAGTGACACCAGTAATAACGCGAGTGCCAACATAGTTAGCAGAGGCCGCGCCAGTTACTCCAGAGATGTATACAGAAGTTCCCACAGGAAGATTATGACCAGTGCTTAATGTCACCGTTGCGACGTTAGAGACAATAGAGGCACTGGTAATTGCAAAGGTTGTTATTCCGGGTTCAGCAATTTGTGTAGCAAGCGTTGTTGATGCACCAGTCGCAGTCCAAGGAGTAACAGGAGAATCAAAATGTGGGTTAACTAATTCATTGATTCTGTTTGCTCTAAGTGTTATGTGTAATTGACGCGCTTCATCAAAGGCCGTGGGAGTACTAGCAACCTCAAACTGTGCGGCATCAAAGTAATGGTGCTCATTCGTGGCAGAGCCACCAACAGATGCGATAGAAATTCCGGGAACTGCATAGGCCGCATTAGCGGGAGCCGCGGCTGAGACGTAAGGGCGATACGAAGCAGAAAAAGTTGCTGTAGCGTCAGATACACCAGTGCCTGTGGTTGTGGATAGATAAACACCAAAACGGTTGTACCACTTTATTTGTGCACTTACGGTTTTAGCAGTTGCTCCTTGAGCAGCGTAAACACTAAAGCAGTATGTAGTACCTACAGTAACAGGAATGCCCATTGTTACGGGGGCGCTATCACCACAATACGCAGTAATGGTTTGGTTACTTGTAGAGTTGTTATAAAGAGCAATAATGCCTGAAGTTTTATTAGGAAATAGAACAGGAGCAGTAGGTTCTGACCACGCCCCGGGATAAGGCAATACTTTTCCGTAGGCCCCAGTGTTTTGGTTATAGCCCGTAGAGGAAACCATGTTAGATGCAGTAGTAGAAAAACTGATAGAAGAGTTTTGATTTACAGCGGTAAGAGTTACTGGGGAGGTTGTATTAAAGAAGACTTGTGGGAGCCCACTAATAGTTATGTTGTTTCCAACGTCGTACTGATGGGCGCCAATAATTAAGGTAGCAACTCCAGAAGTAACTGAAAGGCTTGTTATGTTAAAAGTTCCAAGTTGGTCAATGTCAGAGGTTCCATCGGTAGACACCCAGTGCCCAACGCCTTCTTCAAATGACGAGTCGTTGTAGTCCAGCATAAGGTTTTTACCTGTGGTTAAACCACTAATGCTAGGGTTTGGTGTTCCAGCAATAGGTACTGGAACTCCCCACGTAGTAAAGTCTTTAAGGTAAGCACGTAGACCGCGAGCAGAGCCTTTTTGTGTAGCAAGGGTTACTCCGTCTCTCAACAAAATTCTGTTTTGTTGAAGTCCAAGAGCAGACTCGTAAGTCAACCCAAACTGGTTCATAGCAATTGGAATAAAGTTTCCATTAAGAGATTGTGGACTGTACTTGGTGTACAAGAGACTAGCAATCGTTTGCTCAGTGTCTAATTCAAATCCAAAGTTGGATAGGAAACTATAAAGAACGGGGTTAGACCAGTCAGAGGACGCAGTGTAGGCCTGTGAAATCTTATAGATGTCTGGTAGGTAGTTGTACATTGTCTGAGTGTTATTAAAGTTCTTTACTGAAACGCTAAAGGCAGTACCTACTTGCAACCATTTGTATAGTGTGAGGTCATAGGTAAAAATAGAGTAATAGTAATACTGCCCTTGAATCAGCCCTGTGTCGTTGTAATAGACCGGGGTAGAACTACCAAACAAAGAATTAACAATCTGTGTTCCATCCCATGGGTTGATAGGGAACCCATAAGGGTTACGAACAACTACGAGAGTAGACCATGAATTAGTTGGACTTTCCCAGTTAAGGGCAATAGAGCCATAGCCTGAAGGCTTGGCTGTAAAGGGCACAACTGTGTCCGGGCCATACTTAGATAGCCCGTAGTAGTTAATTCCATAACGGGACATTAGTTAAGTATTCCTCCCGTAGTGTTGATAGTGACACTACCAATACCGGACGCGGAAGAACTAGCAACAGTTCCAATCTCATACAGGGTAGGCAATTCATTAGCCGCACAGAGAATGTCCCCAACGGTTAAAGCAGTAGTAACTCCTATAGTTGCCACACCACCAGATGTATAAATTGCTCCAGAAGCGGCAGTTGTAGCAATTGTAAAGTTTGCTCCGGTAGCCGCGGTTATAACGCCAGACAAATTAAGTGTAGGGCCTGTGTTAGTTATGCCTGTTACATAGACCGTTTGGCCAACTGTAAAAGTGTTGGTTGCTGTGTATGTTACTGATGTAGAAGTAGCAGTTGCTCCAGTAACTGTTACGGTTACTGGGGTTGAAGAGACGTTGGCTGCAACAAGGGTATAGGTAAAGGTAGTACCCGTTACTCCAGTAATTACAACTGTTCCATTAAAAGTACTGTCTACATTAGAGACAAGAACTGTTTGGCCAACTGTTAGGTTGTGGGTTGTTGAAGTAGTTAACGTTGCGACGTTAGATGTAAGAGCCTTATTGCTGATAGTAAACGTCTGGTCTTGGTCAGCACGTACTAACTTTTTAATGCTTTGATAGGCCACGCCTTGAACACTTGAGATTGTGTTGCTTAGGGTGGCCACGGAAAGAGTCTCACCAAAATACACGTTATCAATGTAAAGGATGCTGTTAATAGCATTAGTAACGTTAGCAAGCACAGAACTTTGGCTGTACTGAGGAGAGACGGTGATGTTTACAATTAAGTAGACACCCACATACTTAGGCGGCTGAAAAGTAACTGTAGTGTTGGCAGGAGCCTTATCTACAAGATAAGCAAGGACGTTAGTAGCAATCGTATTAAAGGTAGTCGTTGGTGTTACATTGTCTCCGCCAACGCCAGCGTCCCCAAGAGGAGCAATGTAAAGGGTTACTGAAGAATAGGTGCTTGCTACGGCTGAGGCTTTTGCTACTCCGACGACCTGCACTGCAAGGTTTGAGTAGTCGGTTAAAGAGACGGCGCGGTTAATAGAACGAATACTTAATGGAGTGTTGTATCTAATAGAGTCAGTAGATTCTGGGTCAGCGCCTCCGGTGGCCGCACCATTTACTGTGTCTACTAAGTTTGCTGAGTTCGCTACTGTAAGGCCGGCAGGTACCGAACTAAAGGTAGGAACACTAATAATGTTGGTAATTGTTCCTGAAGGAACATTGCCTAAAGAGCCAAGCCCTATACGGTACGTAACTAAAATGTTTGCTCCTACAGGTGGGATACGTCCGCTGACACCATCACCAAATGAGATGTACGAGTAGTTATTAGTGTCAGTAGAAACTACAAATACTGGGTCGTATCCGGCAGAGTCAATAAGGTATTGAACCTGTGTGTACGAAACGCTGTTAATAGAGACTTTAATAGATGAACCAATAACATTTGGAAGATTAAGTTTGTAAAATTGGTTGGCCAGCCCTGTAGATGGGCCTTGAGTTTCTGGAGCATTAAGGATTGTGTACCCTTGGGTCGCGGCGACAACAATTGAGCCATTTATAGCACCAGATTTAGCAGGAACAGTGGCGGCAGCGTTAGTCTCAAAAAGAACCTGAGTAGTTGTTCCGTTTGCCGTAAGGGTAGTTCCTACCTGCGTTAAAGCGGGAAGAGTAATAGGTGAGGCGGTTGAGTTTTGAAAAGTAAGGTTGACAGTGGAAGGAACGTTTGTTGTTGGGATGTACCCCATTAAATTTGCAATTTGCAAAACACTAGCACGTTGAGAGGCCGTAGCAATAAACGATTCATTAGCGGCACGGTCAATGTAGTAGTTAATAATGTCGCCCATGTAAGCAAACAATTCAAGCAAGGTCATACCAAAGTCGGCTGGGTCACGAGAGGTCCACTGTGGGGAGAAGTTAGGTATGTTGGCAGTCATGTCCGCCAAGATGGCTGTGTAGTCCCTAGAGGTATAACTGACAGTAGGTATGTAGTTATTAACGGTTGCCATTTGGTACCTCCGAGATTATGTCTCCTGATTGATTAACAACATTTGTTTTAACTGAAACGGTTGTTGGCGTTCCACTGCTTCCATACTTATAGGTAATGTTGGCGTTAAGAACCCCATTACCATCAATTACCGCTTCTACATTTAACAGGGTTAGATAAGGAAGCCATTTGTTAAAGCCAGTAGAAATTTCTTGGTTAATCATTGTTATAGCGTTATTTGTGTTTTCAAAGGCTGTGGCGCGTACACGTGTCCCAAAGGTTGGGCGCATGACCCTTTCATTAACTAAGGTCATACATACAAGTACTACCCGGTCTTGGTAAATTTTTCCTTGGTCGGCTGTTGTAGTTACGCGGCCTGTGGCATCAAATGAGAAGGGCAACGAGATAGCCAACGTCATAGTTGTACTCCCATCCATACCGGGTAATTAGGGTCACCAGCGATAAACATGACCCATACTTTTTGTCCTACGTTAGGGACAGAGGTATGAGTGCTATGTGCTGAGTTTAATGTAACTGAGTGCGTGTGACTGCCGAAAGTACTG